CTTGTGCGTGGTCTGATCGGCGGCAGGAATCCGAGAGAGATGGCCAGAGACCTTACCAGGACGGTGCAATCCAGTCAGTCAAATGCAGAGCGCCTGATGCGTACAGAGCTGGCCAGGGTCCAGATCGGAGCCCAGCAGCAGGCGATCGCTGATGCCGGATACGATGAATATACTTTTCTGGCAATCGGTACAGCCTGCGGTGACTGTAGAGCGCTTGATGAAAAGACCTTCAAGCTGAAGAAGATGATGCCGGGCGAAAACGCGCCGCCGATGCATCCGAATTGCAGATGCTCCGTCTGTGCAGCGATGTCGGACGAGGAGTTCAAGGAGCTGACCGGCGTGGACCCGGTGAAGATGGACCCGGGTGCGAGCGACAAGGCAGCGAAGGAGAAAATAAAGGAAGAGAGCAAAGGACAGGAAAGAGAAAGCGCATATATACATGACGACGGAAAGAGAGACACAGGCCATGTAAATTTAGCCCTTGTAAATACTAAAAAGTATCATGATAAATTTGAGAATCTTTCAAATCATAAGGCTGTAAACGAGTCTCTTTATCAGGAATCGATGGTTATCTTGGGAGATAGGAACAACACAGAGTATGAGGACATTGTTGCCGTAGATGCAAGGAGTGGAAAAGTTTTGGAAAAGAACACATCTGCAGCACAATGCGGATATAAGCATAGTTGTGGCTTTACGCTAGAACAATATCAAGGTTTAGAAAAACGTGGCAAGGCGTATGAGGTGCTTCACAATCACCCAAATAGTTCTGTCCCGTCAAGAGATGATATTCGTAAATTGTTTGAAAGAGACAAACAAACGGCGTCAACAATCTGCTGCCATAATGGGGACGTGTATCGGCTTTAGAAAATAAAAACGTTTGAAAGTATTGCTGACATAGAGAAAAAGGTGTATACTTACACTAAAGAAAAGTTTAATGGCTTTCCTGACGACAAGATTGAATATGAATGTTCGATGACGATGATTTATGAGTTATCGAGAGCTGGGTATTTAAAATATACGAAGAGGTGATTATATGGCGGATCAAAAACTAGAAAAGATAAAACCTGAAGATATATGGGATTATTACATTGATGATAGTAAAATGCCATCTCCGGAAGAGGTTGAAAATTTTCCGGACACAAAGGAACTTGATAAAAGCTATCGTGAGGGCGTTGACAAAATATTTAAGGAGTTTGGGCTTTAATAGGCACGGCAGCACAGGCACCATGCTTTTTTCGTGGGGTGTGGTAATGAAATACAGAAAGAAACCAGTTGTTATTGAAGCGTACCAGACAGACGAACCGATGGATATTGAAACACTGGAAGGCACGATGCATGCAAGCCCTGGCGACTACATCATCACCGGAGTGAACGGAGAACAGTATCCGTGCAAGCCGGATATTTTCGAAAAGACATATGAACAGGAATAGGGAAAACCGCATGATTTCAACAGCATTATTTATTATCATTTTGGTGCTGATCAACGCGCCGGCGTGGACGTTTGCTCTGGTTGGCGTGTATTTTACCTTCCGGGTAATCGAACGCGTAAAGCATGAAAAGGCAAAGAAGGCACTTTTGAAGGTAATTGATGAGATTGTAAAATCATTTAAGGAGTCTGGCATTGATTAAGGTTCAATACAGCAATGATCGTATTACGGTCACAGGCCACAGCGGTTACGCGCCGCCCGGCCAGGACATTGTTTGTGCCGGTGTTTCGGTGCTGGCCCAGAACCTGGTTGCCAGCATCAAGGCGCTGACAGACGACACAATTTCATACGATATCACGCCTGGGAAGGCTGATATATATTACAGGAATCCATCAGAGAAAACGAAGACTCTGATCGATTCCTTTTTTATTGGGTGTGCAGCTATTGCGGATGCATATCCGGAACACGTCAAAATTTCATGAACGCAATACCGTGGGGCATATGCAATGCGGCGGGGCGCGAAAGGAGAGAAGAGAAATGTTAGCCAGAAGTATGTATCTACAGCTGTTCGCTGAAGGAGACGGGGCTGAAGGGACGCCGGCACAGGAGCCAGCGGACAATAGCAATGCCGCCGGCAGTAATGAACAGAAAAATCCGTTTGATGATTTCCTGAAGGATCCGGAGAATCAGGCCGAGTTTGACCGGCGCGTCGCCAAGGCACTGGATACGCAGAAGAAGAATCTTTCTGCTGACTATGCGAAGAACCTGGACAGCGCGAAGAAGGAAGCCGAGAAGCTTGCCAAGATGAATGCGGATCAGAAACGCGACTACGACATGGAGAAGCTCAGAGAAGAAAATGAGGCGCTGAAGAAGCAGGCCGCACGAGTCGAACTGAGCAAGACGGCATCTGTTCTGCTCAAGGAACAGAAGGTTGACGCGACACAGGATATCCTTGATTTCGTGGTCGGGGAAGATGCGGAGCAGACAAAGGCAAACATTGACAAATTTGTTGGCATTATCGAATCCGTCAAGAAAGCGGCAGAGGTCCAGAGGGCCACAGGATCCGCTCCAAAGAATTACGGCGGAGGAGAGGAACTCACAGAGATCCAGAAGAGGATCGCAAAGTACAAATGAGGTGAAAATTTATGAGAATCAGAATGAATCTGCAGCTTTTTGCAGGCGAGAACAACAACCAGAACGTCAGATCCTACACGAAGGACTTCAAGGAGCTTCTGACGGCAGTATTTGAGAAGGAGTCTTATTTCAGTGACTTCTTCAACGGAATCGAAGCGCTTGATGGCATCCAGCACAATGCGGTTGCTTTCTCCGTGAAGACCTCCGATATCCCGGTTGCAGTCGGGACAGCATACAGCACTGACGCCAATACCGCATTCGGCACCGGCACTGGTGCATCCTCCAGATTTGGCAATCGTACTGAGATCGTTTACACCGACACGGACGTTCCGTACAGCTGGGAGTATGTCTTCCATGAGGGCATCGACCGTCATACGGTCAACAACGACTTCAATGCAGCTGTTGCCGACAGGCTTGAACTGCAGGCGAAAGCAAGGGAAGAGCAGTTCAATACACATCACAGCAAGTTCATCTCTGAGTCTGCGGGCAAGACCATTTCCGGCGGCGCGAAGGTAACGAAGGACAACGTAGCTGACCTGTTTAACGAGCTCTCCAAGTATTTCATCAATGCGAAGGTCCGCAAAGGCCTGACCAAGGTCGCAAAGGTGACTCCGGATGTTTACAACGCGATCATCGACTGCGGTCTTGCTACTACTTCCAAGAGTTCCGCAGCAAATGTTGATGCTAATACGATCACGACATTCAAGGGCTTCCAGATCGAGGAGATCCCGGAGACCGAGTTCCAGAAGAATGAAGTGGTTTACGCATATGTCACCGGCATCGGCAAGGCCTTTACCGGAATCGAGACTGCCAGAACGATTGAGTCTGAGGACTTCGACGGTGTTGCTCTGCAGGGCGCTGGCAAAGCTGGTGAGTATATTCTTCCGGCCAATAAGGCGGCTGTGGCAAAGGTAACTGTAACGGGAGCGTAAGGAGAATAACGGATGTACAAGGTCATCAAAGCATTTCATGATCTGCAGGATCCTGAGAAGGATGGGTATCACTTCTACAATACAGGAGATACTTATCCGAGAACCGGAATGAAGCCGACGGCAGAAAGAGTTGGTGAGCTTTCCGGAGCAGACAATGCTCAGAAGGAACCTCTGATCAAAGAAGTAAAGGCGGCCCGGAAGACGAAATAAGGTGGTTATATGCTAGAGAAGTTAAAGCTGTATCTTGGTATCACAGACAGCGGCAGAGATGATCTCCTGAATCTGATTATAAGCGGCACACAGTCCCGCCTAAAGGTGCTTCTCGGCGGAACTGATGAAGTGCCTGATGCCCTGGAGTATATCATTATTGACGTCGCAGCGGTCAGATACAACCGGATCGGATCAGAGGGACTATCCAGCCATACTGTAGAAGGTGAGACGATGTCGTGGAGCGAGAACGACTTTGAGCCATTCATGGACGATATCAATGCTTACCTTGAATCTCAGCATGAATCGAGAGGAGTGATCCGGTTCTTATGAGATACGATCACTATGTTTATTTCTGCACGGATGGAAAGAGTGAATATGACCCAGATACCGGAGATTATACAAATACTGAGCCAGTCAAAGTCAAGAGGCCAGCATCCATTTCTCCGACGTCAGACGAGAAGATCCAGATCATATATGGCCAGATGGTGCAGGGCAGTCTCACTGTGCAGCTGCAGAATCAGTACAATGATCCGTTTGACTACATCCTGATCGATGGGAAGAAGTACCACGTTGACAGACGGAAGAAGCTCCGCGTGAAGGACGTATTCGTAGCTTCGGAGGTAATGTGAATGAGCACGGTAAAGATCAAGCTCGAGGGCGATAAGGAGTTGAAGCGGATGCTTCGCAAGTGCCAGAACAAGGGTAAGATCCAGGCTTGCGTGAAGCGATCCGGCGCCACATTGCAGCGGACTGCCATGCAGAAAGCACCGGTAGATACAGGCACTCTGAAGCGCAGTATCACTCTGCAGCTGACCGATGGAGGCATGACCGCAGAGGTGCAGCCAACGGTCCACTATGGGGCTTATGTAGAGCTTGGAACGCGCTATATGAGCGCAAGGCCGTATCTGCGACCGGCACTTGAGACAGCAGGCGCAGAGTTGAAGGCCAACATCACACGAGTAGTGCAGTCAGAGACAGGAGGAAAATAATGAAGAATCCACAGCAGGACATTTTCTCCGCTTTTCTGGTCGCACTTCGTGCGGAATTCGGTGCTGATCGCGTTTTTGATGGATTTTTGCCGCCTGATGGCACACCGTATCCTTTCGTCTATCTTGGAACCAGCCAGCAGATAGACGACTATGGAAACAAGATGCAGCTCCTCGGTTCCGCCCGGCAGACCG